ACGTGGAGCGGGTCTGTGACGTGATCCGGAGCGGCTGGTGATTTATGTGTATACGTCCATCGTCGACGGCTTCGATAACCTCCGACCTCCCGCTTGCCATGCCGATGAGACGATCCGGTATATCTGTTTTACGAACGTTCCGAACTTGCCCCGCGTCTACCCGTGGGAATACCGGCCGATTTACGACGTCGGCGAACGCTGCAGGACGGCACGAGTCGCCAAGATTCTGCCGCATCTCATGCTCCCGGCCGATGCGGAGTACTCGATTTATCACGATGGGAACTTTCAGTTAAGACAAGACCCGAACCGCGTCATTGATCTCGTTGGAGGAGCCACGCAATGGGCCGCACACGAACACCCCGCGCGGAAATGCATCTACCGCGAAGCGGAAATTCTGCTGAAGGAAAAGATCGGGACATCGGGACTCGTCGAGAAAGAAATTGAACGCTACCGCGCGGAAGGCTTTCCCGAGAATGCAGGACTGTGGGCCAACGGCTTCATCGTGCGACGGCACACCCCGGAAGTCGCGGCATTGAATGAAGAATGGTGGAAACTCTACGCGGCCGGCTGCGAACGGGATCAATTGTCATTCCCGGTGGCGCGACGTCACCTGAACATGGACGTCGAGACGATTCGACAGAACGTCTACGCCTCCCATTGGGTTCTGTTTCGCTGGCATGCGCCGTGGAGGCAACGCGACGATAACCCGGATTACTGGCCGCAGCGGGATCAAACGCGGGCCCGGCTCAACAGACTGCGCGACGTCACCGGCTCAACTGGCGGAATCAACCACATCTCTGAATGAAGATCATCGGCCTCTTGCGGGTGAAGAATGAATCCCGCTGGATCGAGCGGAGCATTGGCTCGATTCTCCCGTTGTGTGAACGCGTCTTGGTATTCGATGACCATTCGACCGATGACACGGTCCAATTGTGCGCCTCATTGCCAAAAGTGACCGTGCTCCCGTCACCATTTCAAGGGCTGAACGAAGCGCGAGATAAGAACTACCTCCTGGAACAAGCCGAACCACTAAAGCCCGAATGGATTATTGCCATCGACGGGGATGAAATGCTTGCGCCGGGCTGCGAAGACAGGTTGCGCAACGCGATGAACACGCATCATTCGTGTTTATCCCCGCGCATCCTGTACCTGTGGGACTCGGAGCATCAGATTAGAACCGATGGCGTCTACGGCGACTTTCACCGGGAGAGCATGTTCCGCTTTCAACCGGGAGTGCGATTCATCGGAGACAACGGAGCGAACTTCCATTGCGGGAATGTGCCGATGGCCTGCCGTCAAAAGCGGCTCGTTGTGGACGACGTACAACTCTTGCACTTCGGGTACATCGATCGAGACCTCCGACTCCGCAAATGGGACTTTTACAACCAGAACGACCCCACGAACCGGCGCGAAGGATTTGATCCGAAATATCCGGAGCGGCGCTGTTACCCGCACATCGTCCAGGGGGACGTAGCCGCCGTACCGGCAGATTTAAAATTGATGCACGCTGGCCCGCTTCATTTAGAGGAACTTCATACATGCGTTTAACCATCCGCCTATGTCTGTGCGTTCTATTCTTCTCGGTTCTCGCTCAAGCGCAAATGTTTCCACCGCCGAGTGGAAGCGGTGGCGTGTCCGGAAGCATTGCCAGCAATCAAGTGGCGGTTGGAACGGGCACGGATACGATTGGCGGCGATGCGGGATTCACTTTTAACTCAACGACCAAGGCGGTCTCGCTTATCCGTGGAATTAATTCCACGCTAACTACTGACACTGGAATTGCGCCATCTCTATCTCTCGCTGGGCAGACAGGCGACTCGAATAGCAATGTACTTTTAGAATTCGCTGGCGGCGGGCAAATCTTAGCATTCGCCAGCTCTGGCGGGACTATTGCAGCCCCGACCGTCTCGGCTGATGGCAGCTTGCTCGGTTACATTGGCTTCACTGGCTACGATGGCACAAATTGGGGAGATTCAGGCGGGATTGAAATGCGCGTCAGCGGAACAGCGGTCTCCGGTAATTATGCAGTCCCCACAAAAATGAATTTCGGGACATCGACCGACTCAAGCGGCTTTTCGGTAAAAATGACACTACTTTCTGGCGGCGGGCTGCTCATTGCCGCCACTTCAAATAATGCTATCCAGACAGGCGATACAGGTGACATTGTTTTAGGCGCATTGAAAACCACAGGCGCAGCCACGGGCAAAAAGGTGGTCTGTGTCGATACCACGACAGGCAAGCTCTATGCGTCGTCGGCCGGCAACTCATGCGCAAACTAATTCTGATGTTGTCGTTGGCAGGCATTGCTCAAGCGCAGACCGCGCCATCTCCTGAAGACCGGGCGCTAAAGGCTCTCGGGGCTCTCTATCTGCAATGCACCGAAGTGAACGGCAACCTCCAAAAAGAACTGCAACGGCTACAGAAAGAAAACGCCGAACTCAAACAAGCCAAGGAAGGCACCCATGAAACGTCTCCCGCTACTCCTGCTCCTGTGCGCTAGTCTCGCGCTCGGTCAAAGCACCTATTCGTCACAGCAGCACGGCTTCTGGGTCGGCACGGTTCCGACATCCACCGCAACAGTTGTCGCGGGGACGGTTTACGTCACACATGCCAGTTTTAGCACGGCCTCCGGTTCAGGCACGATCACGCTGAGTGACCGCAGTGCGGCATGCACCGGGTCCGCAGACTGCGACTTCTTAAAGGCGGTCGCCATCGCGGCAAATACGACATACGAGGTCGACTTCAATGAACAGATCGCACCGAACGGTTTGAAGATTCTGGCCACCGGAACCGTCACCGGCCACATCCACTGGAAGACCTTGATTAAGTAGAGGAGCTTTTACCCATGCGCCCAAATACTCGCTACCGTGACGGACTCACCGGGCAATTCATCACGCCCAAACGCGCGAAGAAACTCTCGAAGAAGCGCGTGACTCGTGTCCGCATATCGAAACAAAAATGACCTACAAGCCCGAAACTGGCTGGCGACTGATTACGCCCCCATCGTCCTCTGTCATCTCCCCGGAAGAAGCAAAGCTGCATTTGAAGGTGGATACGGACACCGAAGACGACTACATCCAAACCCTGATTGATGCCGCCACGGGATGGGTCGCGGGGCGCAATCGGTTACTCGGGGATCAAGTCTGGGAATTGGTGCTCGATGCATTCCCGTGTGAAGGGATTCGGCTATGGAAACAGCCGGTGCAGTCGGTGGACTCGATTCAATACGTCGACACGGACGGGAATACGCAAACGCTCGACAGCGATTTGTATCAAGTCGCGCTGGCGTCCGATCCGCCGCGCATCATGCCGGCATATGGCGAAGTATGGCCCGCTACCCGCTGCCAGATGGAATCTGTCATCGTGCGATTTACCGGAGGCTACAACGACAGCCCAATTCAGATTCCGGCGCAGATCATCCAGGCGATGCAACTCCTGATCGGACATCTGTACTCGAACCGGGAAGCCGTCGTCATCATGCAAGGCATCGTCTCCCTCGAGTTACCCCTTGGCTTAGAAGCACTGCTCGACTCCGTCATTGGATACGCGAAGGTCTACTAGTCCCCGTTGGCCCTCAATTCGTACAACACGATTCGGTCGGGAGATTACCGCTACCGGCTCACCTTTCAAGCACGCGCTGAAGTGGGACGCGACGACACCGGAGAGCCCATCTTCGAATGGACGGACGACTTTACGTTGTGGGGCGCTTACGAACCGTTGAAAGCGCAATTGCTCCACGTCGAAGTGGGCGATAAGCGGTTTGCTGAGAGTGAAGCCCTGTTCCGCGTGCGCTACCAGCGCGACAAAGTTATCGACGCCACGAAGCATCGCATCGTCTTTATCAGTGACCCGGCATCGAGCCCGCTTGGCTTGTCCATCTGGGATATCTACCCGCCTTTGCAGAAAGACGGGATTTACCGCGAACTCCACATCAAGGCGCGTCAGTACCGATAAGTGTTAGTTGAGGTCGCCATAGCGCAATTGTTGCGCGACAACGCAGGTGTGGCCGCGATTGTGGGTGCTCGAATCATCCCGCTCGTACTCGACGCGAATGTCGACTACCCCGCCGTTTTATACCGAGCGGTTCACGGCGGGGAACATTATGAAGACCTCGATGGGTCGAGCGGCCTGAGACGTACCCGCCTTGGAATCTACGCCACCCACAGCAAGGGACGCACGAATTACAAACCGGTCCTGCAACTGGCGGAAGCCGTCCGATTGGCCCTGCATGGATTCAGCGGAACGGTCACGCTCGACAACAGTTCGCCGGTTGAATCGATCTTTATCGGAAATATCAGCGCGGGTCCATTCGAAGACCGCTTCGACGACCCGACCCAGACCTATCAGCGGCTCCAGATCTATGACGTCTGGAGCAATGAAGACATCCCCACATTTTCTTGATCCACGGAAGGAGTTTCTAAATGAGCACTGGCGCCGTTATCGGCTCACAAGCAAAAGTTTATTACTGGGACCTGCTGGCAAGCCCTATTGGCTGGACCGCATACGAGGAGGTCACGGAATTTGGCGACCTCTCCGAATCCCGCCCCGAAGTCGACGTCACCCACCTCGACTCGACGAGCGTTGAACGCATCGGTGGGCTGAAGGACGGCGACAAGTTCGACATGAAGCAGAACTTTACCGCCAACACCTACGGCACCGCGAAAGACCAGTTCGACGCGAACGACACCTTGGACATTAAGGTGGACTTCACGCCAACGGGTGTCTCCGTTACCAAGTATTTCAAACTCGTTCCGCTGATGTGCGGCGTCGAGAAGGTCACTCCGAAAAAGGAAGTGTCCCTCAAAACGAGCGGGCGCATTACCGGCGACGTCTCCGATTCAACCACGGTCGGCGCGTAACAAGGAGCGACATGAGCAACCTACTCAGCCGTGACGCCTTCCGCGCGGCCTCCCGTCAGTTAAAGACTAAGGTTGTCGATGTCCCGGAATTGGGGGGCGCCGTTACTGTGCGCTCCCTAAAGGCCGGAGAGGCAATGGAATTGTTCGAACGATCTCAAGCCGGCGACAAAGACGCACCACTGCTCTACGTGTTGGCCGCGGTGGTCGATGAGAACGGTCAGCCCATGTTCGATACTCTCGACGAAGTCAAAGAGATGAACATGGACACCGCGAACAAGCTCGGCCTGGAGATTGCCGCCCTGTTCAAGTCCTCCACTCCGGAGGACGCTAAAAAAAACTCCGAAGTCACCCCGACTTAGCCTTTCGGTTCCGCCTGGCGAAGGACTTTGGCCGGTTCGTCTATGAACTGGACGAGATGCCTTATGAGGAATACGTCTCATGGGCCGCGTTCTACAACTTAGAACGTGAAGCGATGGACGAAGCTTCCGGTGTTGTACCGGAGCCGACCCCGGAGCAGAAAGCCAAGCAACAACTCGCCTACCTCGAAGGGTTGCAAATCGCCGCAGCCCGCAAGAAACAGCGTGAAGCCTTAAAAGCCAATGGCCGTTATCCAAGGCATTGAAGAACTCGAAAGCAAGCTAGCCGACCTGGAGCGATCCGTCCGCCGCAAGGTACTGCGGGCCGCAGTCAAGCAAGCCGCGGAACTGACCCGAGCTCGAGCGGCGGAACTCGCCCCCGTCCTGACCGGCAAGTTGAAGGGGAATGAAATTATCTCCGTGGTCGATTCCCTCTCGACTTCCAACTCCGTCGTCGTGCGTGTCGGTCCCGGCATGAAGACGTTTTACGGGTTGTTTGATGAATTCGGGACGGCGCACTCCACGGCCGAACCATTCCTCAGTCCAGCCTACGAAGAGACCAAAGACAACGTGCTGAAGAAAATCGCCGCGGATTTTAAAGAAGCGGTGGAAAACATTTCGTGAACGCTCTCTCCTCACTCTTTATTGAATTCAGGGCTTCGCTGGATAAGTTCCACGATGACCTTGGACAAGTCTCACGGGATATCCGCGCCTTCGATCGCGACATGAAGCCAGTCACCGACCGGATCAATGAATTCGGGCACGCGGCCACCAATGCCGGAATACTACTGACCGCCTCAGTCACGGCTCCGATCGCAGCATTTGCGGGTGCGGGAATTTCCTTCAACGCTCTGTACCAGAATGCCATGACCGGCTTCACGACGCTCCTTGGCTCAGGAGAGAAGGCGAAGGCGTTCCTCGAAGAGATGAAGGACTTTGCCGCCAAGACGCCTTTCGAATTCCCGGATCTGATAACCGCCTCCCAGCGATTGCTGGCGATGGGCTTCACTGCGGATCAGATCAAGCCGACACTGACAGCTGTCGGCAATGCAATCGCGGCCCTCGGCAAGGGCGCACCAGAAATCGACCGAGTCACGTTGGCCCTCGGTCAAATGCAGGGACGCGGCCGAGTCGCCACGCAGGAAATGAACCAACTCACCGAGGTCGGGATTCCTGCATGGGCGATCCTGGCGCAAAAGCTAGGCGTTACGGAAACGCACCTGCGCTCAATGGTGGAACAGGGGCTCGTACCTGCGAATACGGCCGTGCAGGCGCTCATCGAAGGCATGAATAAGCCGGGAATGATGGATGCGGCATCGAGAAACTTTACCGGCCTGATATCCACAATTAAGGACGAAACGCGATTCTTAGCGGGCGATCTCACTAAGAATTTCTTCGACGCTCTCCAGGGGCCCACTGCGGCGCTCGCTGAAAAGTTACATGACTTCCGCATGAGCAT